TTACAACCATGCTATCCGTAAGAGGGGTTACGAAGAGGTGGAGTCTGTGCTGACTGTTATGTTAGCATTCTTCTCCGTCTCTGCGTTGACCTCTCCGAATGGTGAATTCAAGGAAAAGGAAGTTCAAGCGATGAAGAGGATGGTCCACTGGGTTCTCACCACGTGGGCCACGAGATCCTGGGGAGCTCTGGTCGCAGAGGTCAAGGCGATCTCGCTGTATGCGAGATCACGCTCCCTCCGCGTGAAGGTTGACCGGTCTTACAGCCGGCTCCTTCGCTCCTTCGGATTCGGTACCTCTCGAGCCGAACTTGCTCAGGTAGCAACCCTTGGTAGGGCGTTGCCGCCTGCGCTGCCCCCTCAGCGCCAACAGGCGTTGAGAGAGCACCGTGCGATTCTAGAATCGGGTGGGAAGGCCCCCGTTACTGACCCTTCTGTTCTTTCCGAGATCCGGGAGTTCGCTCGCCGGTTCCCCAGGAAGTACCGTCCCAGTGATCCTCTAGCCCGGCCCTGGTTGGGACCAGGTGCCTGTCTAGAGGCCTCTAGGGCGGAAGGAGGTCAGCTCGGGGCCCTCGCCAAGTGGGAGGCCGAGTTTGATGCCAGCGGCGGTGCCACCGGGGACTGTGTCCGTAAGGATTACAGCATCCTCAGTGACATCGAACGCGTCACACTCTTTGGCCCCCCGCCTGATGAGGTTGCCCGCGTTGTCGCGGATTCCCTCTACCGGGATGCCGAGAAGCTTGCCACGCTCTCGTCATTCCCCTTAGGGGTCCCGTTCCAATGCAGGCGGGTGGTTGTTGCCGAGCCTGGTTGTAAGGCCAGGGTCGTCACCTGCCACCCCATCCGGGAGACTGCGCTTGCGCAGTATCTCCGGATGAAAGCCTACGGTTCTCTACATCGCTACCCACCGACTGCCGCGGTCCTCCGCGGCGATTTCGTGGGTTCCTTGAAGGAGGTGTTTGAGGGCGCGGTGGTAAAGGAGGTCTGTTCTGCAGACCTTACCAATGCCACTGACTACCTCCACCAGGATGCTGCCATTGCAATGTGTGAGACGGTATTCAAGGTCTGGGGCTTACCACCCTCGATCCTTGAACGAATCCCACAGATCCTTGGCGCCCATGATTTCGACGGCTGGTCGAATCATCGGGGCATCCTCATGGGGGGAGCGCTCTCATGGTTCGTATTGTGCTTGCTGAACTCGTTCTGCGCCTCAGTTTCTGAGGCTAAGAACCAGTTCAGGGTCTGCGGTGATGATCTGATCGCGAACTTCTCGAAGTCCGAGTTTGAGGCTTACGTGGCTCGTTGCGATTCCGTGGGTTTCCGCGTGAATCGTTCCAAGTCATTTATGTCCAAGGACTCCGGTGTCTTCGCCGAGCGCGCTTTCAGACTCCTCTCCCGCAGGGAGGAACGCAATACGGATTTCCC